GCGAACGACCCGTCGACGCTCATCTCGTCCATCTACACGGCCGCGTACAACATCCTGCTGGCAACGAACTTCCTGCCCGACCACATCTTCGTGGCCCCCGGCGTGTGGCAGGCACTCGGCGCACAGCTCGACGCAGACAAGCGCCCCGTGTTCCCGTACGTCGGCGCAGCCGGCCTCATGGGCGTCAACGGCATGGGCGCAGCTAACGTCACCGTGGCAAACACCTTCAACCCGTTCGGCCTTAACCTCGTCGCAGACCGCAACTTCGCAGCCGGCACCATGGTCGTCGCCCGCGGCGCAGCCATCGAGTTCTACGAGCAGGTGCGCGGCCTCATGAGCGTCGAGGTGCCCGGAACCCTCGGCCGCACCTTCAGCTACTACGGGTACGTCGCAGCGTTCATCGCAGACGACACCCAGGTGCAGAAGATCACGGTCTCCTGACCGTAACGCGGAAAGCACATCATGTCGGAGATTGCGTACGTCATTCGGGCCATGCGCCTGAATGACTACGCAGTCCTCCAACTACTGACCAACATCGACGCCACACCCGGCCAAGAGATTGAAATCTCGGGCGTTGCGGCATCGTTCAACGACGCTGGCACCCTGCTGGTTGACTGCCCCCAATACGAATTCACGGGCGTAGACAACGAGGGAAACTGGACGTTTGATTTCAACATCCCGGTGTCAAACCAGGTCATGTACCAGAACCCTGGTGCCGACGTTACCTGGTACGCGGTCGACCCGTACGGCCTTGTCGAATGGAACCCTGTTTGCACATGGGTTACTGACGCCAACGTCACCGAATGGCTAGGCATCGCGGTCGCCACCGCAAACGACACCGCGTTCATAACCAAATGCGTGTCGGCCGCCAACCAGTGGGCGTACCGCAAACGTCAAGAGTCCGGCTACCTGACCGACGAGCTGGCCACCAGCCCCGGCGGAGACGTCACCCTAGGCACCATCATGTACGCCGCTCTGCTGTACAGGGAGCGCGGATCCGCTGATTCGTTTGCGTCATTCGATGCCATGGGCACCATCCCGGTGCCTAGCGCCCTCGGCCGCATCCTGCAGCTGCTTGGCGTGAACCGACCCCAGGTCGCCTAATGGCCGTCTCAGGCATCCTCTGGGACGCGGTAAACGCCACTAGCACCGCCATAGCCGCCCTCAACACCGGGTACGCGGTCGTCACCGACCCGCGCAACGCCCGCCCCATGACGTTCTTTCTGGAGCTGCCAACCGTTGAGGCGTTCACCTACAACGTCGGCGACATAACCCTACGGATCAGGATCTGCGCCCCGCCACCCGGCAACCAGGACGCTAGCAATTTCCTGCTTACATTGGCGGACACCATCATGAATTCACCAATAGCCGTGACAGACCTGCGCCCAGGTGTCATGATTATTGGCGGCGGACAGGAGCTGCCGACATACGATCTGACCGTACGGGTAGCCGTACGGCGCAACTAAAAGGAACACAATGGCCACCAGCACATTCCTCTCCAACGCCACCGTGAACATCACCCAGGGCATGACCACGACCGACCTGTCCGACCAGTGCCGTTCGGTCACCGTCACCATCGGCAACGACCCGCTGGAGTCCACCGCCATGGGCGACACCGGCCACCGCTTCGTGTCGGGCCTCCAGTCCGTCGAGGTGACGCTGGAAATGTTCCTCAGCTACGGCGCAAGCGAGGTCGAGGGCATCCTGTCCAGCTGTGTCGGCACCGGCACCACCGTGCTGACCATCAGCCCGTCGGGCACCACCGAGTCGGCCACCAACCCCGAATACGTCATCACCAACGCCATGCTGGAGAACTTCACGCCGATTGCGTCCACCGTGGGCGAACTGGCAATGGTCACCGCCACGTTCACCGGCGGCACCTGGGTGCGCGACGTCACCCCGTAAACACCTACCAACCGAGGGAGAAACAATGCAGCTGCACCTGCACGTCACCACAAACGACGGCCACGACTACACCGTCACCACAAACCTGTTCGTGGTCGTCGCCTGGGAGCGCAAATACAAGCGCAAAGCGTCCGACCTGGCATCCGGTATCGGCGTCGAGGATCTCGCGTTCATGGCGTTTGAGTCGTGCAAGCAGGCAGGCATCGTGGTGCCGGCCGTGTTCGACGACTACGTCAAGAAGCTGGCCGCCATTGAGGTCGTTGGGGAGGAACCCGAAAACCCTTCCTGAAAGGCTCGTACCACTACGCGCTAGCGGTGGTGCTGGTCAGCACCGGGTACTGGCCACCCGACATCCCGTTCAGCGGGCAGGCGCTAGCCACGGTGGTTAGTATCTTGAACGAGCAAGCGAGGAAACAACGGTGACTGCATCAGCCAAAGTCGAAATGACGGGAGTAAAAGACGCCATCCGCTTGCTAAACAAGATCGAGCCGAATCTGCGAAAAGAATTTCAGCAGGAAGCCGCACGAATTGCTCAACCGGCCATCCAAGAGGCACAGCGCAATTATGTGGGTTTGCCGTTGTCTGGCATGGCCCGCCAGTGGGCGTCTAAAGGCCGCAAACTGTTCCCGTACGACCCGAACAAGGCGGCAAAGGGAGTCAAGCTCAAACTAGACACGTCCCGCAAAGCTATGTCCGTCATTGTTGTGCAACAAACAAACGTGGCGGCCGCAGTGTTTGAAACAGCCGGTCGCAAAAATCCCAACAGTCTCGGTGACCAGCTGGGCAAATTGTTACCAGGGCGCACCCGCATTCTTGGCCCTAGCGTCTACCGCAAGCGCAGCGAAATAGAACAAGAAATGCGCCAAGCCGTTATGCAAGTCATCAAGACTGTCAACAAGGAACTGTCCTAATGGCTATCGGCGTTCCCATTATTTCTGAATTTATTGACACGGGCGTCAAGAAGGCCATAAAGGAATTCAAGCAGCTAGAAACCACTAGCGAAAAAGCCCAGTTTGCAATCAAGAAAGCGGCGGTGCCGGCAGCCGCCGCGCTGGGCGCCCTGACGGTGGCCATGGGCGACGCGGTCAAGGCCGCCATGGAGGACGAGAAGTCCCAGCAAATGCTTGCCCGACAGCTGAAGGCAACCACCGGGGCAACCGACGACCAAATCAAGTCGGTCGAGAAATACATCAGCGCCCAGGGCCGAAACCTAGGCATTACTGACGATCAGCTGCGCCCGGCGCTGGCCGGCCTGACCCGCGCCACCAAAGACATCACCGAAGCGCAGAACGCCACAAACCTGGCCATGGACATCGCCGCCGCCAAGGGCACCAGCCTGGAGACTGTCACCAAGGCCATGGAGAAGGCTTATGGCGGCAACCTGACTGCGCTAGCCAAGCTTGATCCGTCAGTGCGCGAAATGATCAAGGGCGGCGCAACCCTTGAAGAAGTGTTTGCCAAACTGCAGGGCACGTTCGGCGGGGCCGCTGAGGAAGCCAGCAAGACCGCTGCCGGCGGGTTCGCCAAGATGAAGCTGGCCCTCGATGAGACTAAGGAGTCCATTGGGGCGGCCCTGCTGCCGGTCATTCAGAAGGTGCTGCCGTACCTGCAGCGCGCGGCTGAGTGGGCGCAGGACAACCCCAAAGCGTTCACAATCATTGCCGGCACGATCGCAGGCGTTGCTACCGCCATTCTGGCTGTAAACGCCGCCATGGCCCTCAACCCGTTTGGCCTGATTGCAGTCGGTATTGCCGCGCTGGTTACCGGCATTACCATCGCCTACACGAAGTTCGAGACGTTCCGCAACATCGTTCGCGCCGTCATCAACGGCGTAGCCAGCTACATCGAGTTCATGGCAAATGCGTGGATCAAGGCAACAAACGTCATTATTCGCGGCCTGAACCTCATCAACCCGTTCAAGGACATCCCGTCCCTGGGGGAGATCAAGCTGGGCCGGCTTGGCAGCGACGGTGGCGGCAGCGGATCTACCGTGGCGGCTATTTCCGCTGCTGACATGCCAGGCGCTGGCGGGGGCATTGGGGGCGGTTCTGGGGCGATTCCTGGGCTGGGGGCTGGTTATGCCACCAGCGCCGCCAAGAAGGCCACCAGCGCCGCTAGGAGCGCTGTGGTGGTGCCTAAGGGGCCGGACGGCTATGTCGGGCCTATGGGCCTGCCCGAAATCAGCCTGGCAAACCTGTCGCTAGCCCAGATTGACCCCTCGATCGGTGGCACCGCCGGCATGGCCGCCCCCGACGTCACAATCAACGTGAACGGCGGCGACCCCAACGCAGTGGTGGACGCCCTGCGTACCTACATGCGCCAGAACGGCTCAGTGCCCATCACAGTTAGCCCGTTCTAATGCCCCAGAACTACCAGTTCCAGTACAAATCAGGGCTGTCATACGTCACGGCTTCAAACGTGCAGGGCATCAGCATTTCAGTCGGCCGGCAACGCCAGCTTGACCAGTACAACGCAAGCACGGCGCGCATTGAGATCCGCTACCCGACCGGGTACGCCAGCCCCGTGGCCGAGTACGTCAGCGGCACCCAGGTCATCATCCGCAACGCCACCAGCAACCTCGACATGTGGATCGGGCGCATCAACAACGTCCAAGTTAGTTACGGCATCCCGTACAGCGGAGGCGTCGGCAACGCCGACCGGCTAACCATCACCTGCGAAGGGGCGTTCGCGCAGCTGGGCCGCATGCAGGGCAATGATTACGCGCTCACCGCTGACACCCTCAGCGCCCAAATTTTTACGGCGGCAACGCAAACAGGGCTGGCCCTGAACGTCGCCGGCGCCCAAAACCCAAGCCTGTCCGCCTACACCGTGTCAGGCACTTGGGGCGACTGGTTCAACGCCGCAGCCACCACCACCAACGGCCGGGTGCTTGACGCCATCGCGTTTGACAGCGTCACACTGTGGTCACCGTTTGAGGTGTACGTCTCAACCATCAACTTCAGCGACACCGCAAACAACGCCACCAACCAGGTGTACGACAACATTGAGTTCGCCAGCTGGGCCGACAACTACTACACGCAGGTTGCCGTAGATCCCACAGGACTTAGCCCTGTGGTAGTTACCGATCCGGGTGCATCAGCCCCGTACCGCACCTACCGAGCAAACACACTTAACTCGTCCACCAGCCAGGCCACCGACCTAGCCAACTATTTGCTCAACAACTACGACTCCGCAGACTTTGCGCTGACGTCCATTTCGTGCCTGGCTGAGGCGCAGAACACGTTCAAGCTGGACAGCATCGCCTACCAGACAACCGGCCCAACGGTTAACCCGATGTTTGCGTGGTGTATCGGCACCCAGGTCAACGTGACGTTCCGTGGCACCACGTTCACCTGCATCATCGAGGGAGCCAGCATGACGGCCACGCCGGCGTCGTCCCGGTACACCTACTACCTGTCGGGCGCTGACCTGAACGCTTATTTGCGGTTGAATAATGCGGTGTTCGGGCAGCTGGATTACAACAAGTTAGGATACTGACATGGCTATCAAGACGTTTTCGGTGGGTGAAGTTTTGACTGCGTCGGATACGAACACGTATTTGGCGAACAGCGGCCTTGTGTACGTCACGTCCGGGACACTTTCCAGCACAGCCAAAGACTTCCAAGGGTGTTTTACGAGCACCTTCACCAATTACCGAATTGTCATTGACCAAGTTTCGTTTTCAGGTGCGGCTGATTTGTATTGGCGATTGCTCAACGGTTCGACTGTTATCAACGGGGCAAATTACAGTTGGGCGTATGCTGGGTATACGTCAGCAGCCGCCGCCGACAATTCTGGCGCAGGTGGCCAGACACTTGCATACACTGGGCTAACTAATGCAGTCGGCGTTGCAAACGTAAAAATAGCGTCATGCACTCTCGATGTAATGAATCCGCAAGTCGCGCAACGAACGTTTGCAGTTGGGCAGGCCGTGTCCTACATGACGAGTTACCGAACGCTAAACGGCAGCGGTCAACACGATTTGGCGACCGCGTACGACGGCATCCAATTTCTTACGAACAGTGCTTTCACCATGACTGGCAACGTCACTATTTACGGCTACCGCAAGGCCTGAGCCATGACACTTCAAAACCCCAGTAAAGCCCTCATCGCCCTCGTAGCCCTAATCTGCGTCACCGTCCTGATTGCAGTCGGCCAAATCGACTCCGACCAAGGCTTGCCCATCATCACCATGATTGTTGGCTACGCAGTCGGCAACGGCATCGCCGCCCGCAAAGGCGACCCCGTAGACCCCATTATCGGCCCTAAAAATGGCAAGTAAAAAGCCCTACACACCCGCCAAAACCCCGGCCCGCAACGCCAAACCCGGCACCGAAACCTGCTCCCGGCTAGCCCGCCGCCGCTGGGCATTCAGCAACCTAGGCACCTACGTCATCCGCGACATTAGAAACCAGCCTGGCACCATGTCCCAACACGCCGCAGCTCTCGCCCTTGATTTGGGGTACAACCCCAAGAACCGAGCCGAAGCCCTAGAAGCCTGCGCGTGGTTCACCAAATACGCCGACCAACTAGGCGTCGCCCTCGTCAACGATTACATGGCGGGCGACTACGGCCGCACATGGCTGTGCAGCCGGGCGGCGTGGCGCACCCATACCAGCAACACCATCGGCATCCGCGGGCACTGGATCCACATTGAGCTGCACCCGTGGGCGGCGAACATGGCGGCAGACAAGTACGAGGCTTTGTGGCGGTCCCTACCGCGCCCGTAGGCCCAAAAACCCGGCACCCGAGGTAGGACACGGCTGCCGGTTAGGTGGATGGGGCTGTGCTTCTCCCCGGCCCCATCCACCACCCCCCGCGTACAGTGCGCCATAATGTTTGCGTCGTCCTACCGACAAGGAGAAAACATGAAACACTGCGACCACGGCAACTGCACCCGTTACCCCCTGATGGGTGCCTACTGCATCACCCACTGGTACTCGACCCAAGGCAAACCAATGCCGACAGTGGCCCCAATCACGCCCGGAGGCTGGGTAGACACCTACCGGCAAGGCAGCCTTGCCAAACAAGCCGCAATACGGCAGGTCGGCGTGTCAGCGGACCCAGTGTTCAAGGCCACCTGCATCACCCTAATTCGTGACCTGTGCGCCCGTCAGGACGAACTGACCGCCGACGACGTGTGGATGGCTCTGGAGCGCGCTGGTGGCACCTCAACCCATGAGCCACGCGCCATGGGTGCTGTCATGCAGTACGCCGCCCGTATCGGCCTCATTGCCGCAACGGACCGCTGGCAGGAGTCGGCGTTGCCGCAGCGCCACGCCCGCCCCGTTCGAGTCTGGGCCGCCCAATGAACCCCGCAGAATTCTGGTTCATCAGCCTGTTCATGTTTACCGCAGGCTGGTGGGTGCACAAATGGCTGGGATGACACCCATGTACGGGTACACCGTCCTAAGGTCAGAAGACAAGCAAACAATGGTTCAGATCTTCTGGGATCTGGAAACAGGCCAACTACTCCACGCACAGGTATGCACCCGGTCACGGCCGTGGGGAGTGTGGGGGCCGCCAACAGAAGTTGAAAGAGTTGATTAGACGCATCATGGCCACCACCGCTGTCATCGTCCTATTAGCGCCTGTAAGCCCCGCAGAGGCCCGTTGGGAGCCTGTGCTGGGCCGAGACACCATGCAACGGCTGGCGGTCTGTGAGACGGGCGGACGCCTTGACCACCTGACCCGCAGCTACGTCTCGGCCTGGGGCTTTTACAAAGGCACGTGGCGACTGTTTAGCGACACCCCAGTGCACCGCGTCAAGCACCTCAGCTGGGAGCAGCAGGCCCGCGTAGTCGACCGGGCATTCTGGTTCGGCCACACCAAGCGCAACGGCAAACGCAACGGGGCCGTGGGGCCATTTGGTCACGGGTGTTTCAAATACCACTACGCCAAGGATGCAAACCTACGCACACGGGTGTGCAATAATCGCAAACAACAAGTGCGGCGCTGGTGCCGCTAACAGGCAGGAGAAGAAATGCCCAGGGAGAAGAAATACACGAAAACGATTGCGTTCCGCGTGACCGCAGAGGAATGGGAGCTGATCGCAACCGGCATGAAGGTTGACAACATCAGCACCCCGTCCAAGTTCATCCGCAAGGAACTCGACCTGACGTTCAACACGTTGCGACTGATCAAGGAGCAGGACGCCAAACGCGAGGCCGCAGCAGCCAAGCGCGCCGCCAAGAAAGCCGCCGCCAATGTCAACGCCTGACACCATCGCCAAGCTCGCCGCGAAACTGCAGCACATGGCCGACATGGCTGACGCGTTCGGCCCAACCGACGACGGCGACACCATGCGCCTCGCCGCAGCCGTCATCATCGAGATGGAGAACACCATCACCCAGCAGGTGCAAGCACTGGAGGCCGAGGTGCGCCGGCTCGAAACGGATCTGCACCGTGCTTGAAAACTACGAGACGGTGGCCGAACGGCTGGCCCGCTGGCTGGACATGGAGCACAACGGCCAACCCCGCGTCATTACGCACTTGGTGAGCGCCCCAGGCACCGACATTTGCGTGTTCCGCGCCGAACTGTGGGTTGACTCCACGTTGATCAGCACCGGCTGGGCTGAGGAAGTGCGCGGCCAGGGCAACGTCAACAAGACCAGCCACCTGGAGAACTGCGAGTCGTCGGCGCTCGGGCGAGCGCTTGCGAACGCCGGGCTGGCTGGTAGCGATCCGGCTAAACGGCCGTCCCGCGAGGAAATGGCCAAAGTGCAGCGCGGCACAACTACGTCAGCCCCCGCGTTTACAGGCACCAAGACGATTACGAACAAAATGAAGGGCAAGTGCATCCATTGCGGCGGCACCGTTGAGGTCGGGCAAGGCATCGCCACGAACGACGGGTCGGGTTGGAAAACATCACACCTGGACGAGCAGTGCCCGCCGGAGCCGTTCTAATGTACGAAATTCTGTTGTTCGCGTTCCACACGCTTGCGGTGTTTGCGTTGGGCGCATGGTTTGGGAGGGTCAATGCCCGATAAAGGCACAAAGCGCAATCACTTGGACGACGTGTGGGAAGAACTGGTACGCACCCGGCACGTTCTGCAAACAATGACGGACACAGCGCACCGGTTGCACGGCGAGGTCGAGGACTACAAAGCCGCCAACGCTGAACTGCGCTACCAGCTGGAACTGGCCCGCGAGGAAGCCAAGCAGGCATACAAGAGAGCCGACAACTACCGCAATCAGGTCACAGCCCTAGGCGAACGGTTGGCCGCTACGTTCCAGATCCAGGGCGACCTCATGCGGCAGCTTGAAGAGGCCCGCAATGGGTGAACGCATCGCGGCAAAGCCGTTGTTTCGGTTTGTGTCCCCAGAAAACAATCAGAAAACAATTGCGAGCGTTCTTGGCGTTCCACGCACGACGATTCGCTATTGGGACAGCACTAACGCCATCCTTGTGTACCGAGCCGATGAACTGTGCTGCAAACGGCTAAAGGTGCATCCTGCGGAAGTGTGGGACGAATGGTTTGAGGTAGCCGGCAATGGGTGAACGCGTCAGGGACAGCCTGCACATCAGCGAACGCATGTGGCAAGACAAAGTCGAGCACCTGGCAATCCTGAACGGCTGGCTAGTGGATCACAAGACACCCATGCGCTACGCATCCGGGCATGTCCGCACCACCGGTCTGCCTGGCATGCCCGACCTGACACTGATTCACCCTGCCGGCCACGGTTTCATCATGGCCGAGCTAAAAACCGACAAGGGCCGGCTGAGCGACAAGCAGAAAGCGGTTGCCCGCGCCCTGCTAGCCAACGGCGTCGAGTACTACGTCTGGCGACCCAGCGATCTAAAGGACGTTGAAGAACGACTTGCCCGCTGGCGTAAGCACTGATAAAACGCCGACCCACAACCGATCACACCCATGGCCTCGTACGGGTTTGCACTGTGCAGGTGAAATACACGGAGACGTGGGTCGAGCCGCCATGCGCGGTGCAGCGTCCAAACGTCACAAATGCGACTGGTGACTGTCCGCAACCTACGAACATCTGGCCACCACGGAGACATACCGAAAGCGCGAGGGGGACAGGTGCCCAGACTCTAAGTCGACACCAAGGCGCAAGCCCCTCGGGGGGCGCAGCGCAATAGGGGGGATGTTACGCTCCCAGCTGGAGAACACGATCCATGCCAGCACGAACAAGCAACACCGCCTACCTACAGGCCCGCGCCGCAATCCTCGCCGGCTCACCCCTCTGCCACTGGTGCGGCAACAACCCAG